ATTGGAATAGTAACTTTATTAGTTCCAGATGGTACTGCAAAAAACTCAGTTAAAGCAGAGTCATTACTGTTTGAATAGTCTGGTCTGCTTACGTAAATTTTGTAACCGTTAATTGGCGTACTTGTTACCTGCTGCCAAGTAACATCTAGTCCAGTTCCTCCGAATATTCCCGTGCTTGTGATAGACGATACTGGATCTGGTTTTATAATTTTATCGTAAGGAGAGACAACGTATTGACTTGGTGAGCTGTCAGCTATTTCTCTTTCCACGAAGCTTTCTTTGTCTGGCATATACTGCAATCCAACAATACCGTACTGATTAGCCTCTTCTTCTTTTGTGGCGATAGTCTTGTAATATTTAGGTTCGACTCCTGAACCGCTTAATACATAAGAGCTTCCAGCCGAAAGTGAATCTAAATTTCTCGCTGATGTATCTACATTTAAGTTATAATATCCAATAGGATAACCAGTTCCATATACTAATCCGCTGTAACCTAAGCCCGAACCTTCCGCGAGCGTGGCTAAATTAGTTTCTCCAAGAGTTCCATTTCCAACATAGACGTTACTTATCCCTAATGAATTAAATGTCGAAGCAATTACCCCAGAAGTCAAAGTGTCGGTAATTGGCACTTTATTTCCGCTGGAATTTTTTACATAGAAGTTTTTTGGGAATCCGTATGTTGAATATCCTAAAGAATTTCCAGCAGTCCATTTATTTCCAACTTCAAATGTAGTTGGCGATTTATGATCTTGAACGCATAAATAAACATTTCCGTTATTCTTTACTCTATCACCAACTCTATATCCGAAATCGAATGTCCAATCTTTAAGTTTTGTAGCTTGATTGTTTCCAATATCTGCTTGAGAGATTGTGTAGTATGGGCGCAGCTTGCTTAAAGCCAACAAATCTCTGTAATAGAAAGTTAAACTTCCTTGGTCGCTTGTATTCTTAGAAGCTCTTTCAATGATTCTGTACCCACCTTTAATAAATGCAGCCGCATATCCGAAAGAAGTTGAAGTTGCGGATATATTTTTACCAATTTTAAATACCTCTGTTGCCGCAAGATTATTCCAGTTATTGTTGCTTGGTACGTAGGAGTTACTAATAACTGGTCCTCTTGTAAATATAGCGATAATATTTCCCGTACTAGCGGAAGTATATACGGATGAACCCCATACATCGTCTAAGTTAGATACCGATCCAGAATTTACACTTGATCCATTTGCCGCTGATATTTCTGCAATAGCGACTACATTAGTGTTGACCTGTACTTGAGCAGAGCCATTTGTATAAAAAAACGAATTAGATCCATCAACTTTATAATCTATTTTGCCCAACCAGTTGCTGGCTACAGGAGCTATTAGTTGACCTGTTCCAGCTTCTCCAATTAGATCAACATCAAGCCCAACTTCATTAAATACTCCAGTTACTTGTTGATAAGATAAAGTATCCCAAGTTGGATTTCCATCAGCTATTGTATTTTCTGGAAATCTGTAAACGATTCCTGTTAAAATGCTTTCTCCAGTTGAGAAAGCGCCAGAAATTCTTCTTTCTTCTAAATGAACATCTGTGATTACAGAGTCCATTAAGAAATTACCAGTAACAGTTAAAGTGCATCCGTATGCGTCGTCTTGAACTTGCTTGATATTTAATTGTTTTAATTGGCTTTGGCGTCTAGCTCTGATGTTTTCTAAAGTTCCAGTAAAATTTCCGCTAGCATCATTGAGCGCATTTAAATCAGATACTTTATAATTTCCAGACGGAATGTGAACAAATATACCAGAAGATAATCCTTGCTGAAACTCTCCATCAATTTTGATTGTTTTGTTGGCTGAATCTACTTCAAGAATTCTTCCAAACGTTCTTGCGACATTTTTGATTTCGTCGCTAACAATAAACAAGTCTCCAATTTGTAAATAAGAACCTTCTATACCAGCAGTAAACGTTACAACCTCTGATTCGTTCATCGACGTTGACATTACATATCGCCCAATACGTTTTGCTTCTGAACGAGAAGTGCATCCAGCCGCATTAACTTTGAATGGATTTAAACCATATTTTACTATGCCTTCTGAATCTTCAACGTATTCTATTTTTGGTTTATAAAAATCATACCTATCGTTATAAGTAACTTCAACACAAGTATAGCGTAAGTTCTTTGCGGTGTCTTCGTAATTAAAGACTCCATCTTTTACTGATGAATTCGCAAATTGCATAACAGCTTGTTTTGGCATATCAGCAAAGAACGAAAAGCCTTCTGTCGTCCAATATAAAATGCCTTTAAATACAGCAGAAATATCTTTTAATACGTTGTAAGCTTCGTCTTTATTGTAGAATATAATGTTGCAAGTGTATCTTGGCTCTAATCCGCCTTTGCCATCTGGAACGCCTCTAAATCTTCCATCATCATCTACGCAGTCACAATAACGGCCAATATCATAGAGAGTCCACTTATCTACGGCTTTAGAATCAATATAATTGCCTAATCCATAGTTAGGATCAGTAATAATATCGTACAATACCCAAGCAGGATTATCTGTCCAAGCGATCTTAAATGTTCCGTCCCAGTCTCCATAGTATATCTTGTTGCTGTCGTAAAAATTATTATTGCAGAACTGAGTTAGTTTAACGTCTGAATCGTGTAGCATACAGAATTTGCCGCCACCTGTATCTTCTGCAAGCTCTCTTAATGTTCTTGTGCCAGAAAAATCCGAATCATTATGAAAGTAATAAATGTTGACGCAGTTTTCTCTTGCATGAGATAATAGCGTATCATAAGTATTTTGAGTCATTGTTTCTGGAGTTGATCCAGAAAAATAAATAACCTTTCTAACAGTATTTTCCCAAACTCGCTTTAAAGTTGATCCTTCACTTGATTTTCCTACTGTATCTGTAATGCTGAATTGAGTTTTTCTTAAAAAGTAATTGGCAATAATAGTTTCGTCTGGATTTGTAGAGATCTGAGTTGAGCTTAAAGCGTCGAATAATTTTTTGTAAAGATTTGTATTGTTCGCTCCATCAGAATCAGGAGTTTCTACCTCAAAAAAGTCGCCATTATCCGAAAAAAAGGTAAAATTATTAATTATGTCTCCTGTCTTTTCGTTGATTGTCGTGTTAGTTCCGTTTGACGTTTGCCAGATAGAGGCTCTTATGTATTTATATCCAGAAATTAATTTAGAAATCGTATCTTTTAAATTTCTTTTTAACAAAGCTCTTGTCGCAAAATTCATGTTTTGATCAACCATGAATATAACGTCTAGTGTATTTGGATCTGCGTCGTAATCAGGGTTTGGATAAACATATCTTCTATCTAAACCGTTACCTCCTGTCGGATAATAATTAGAAGGAACCTTAACCTTCTTCATCTTAACGTCAAACTTTTTTGAAGGAATGTTAGAAAATGTTCTGGAATCAAATTTTAATCCAACGTGAGCCGCCATTGGATAAGAAAAGTTTCTATCTATAATTTCGACAATAGCTTCTACGCTAACTTCTCTTTTGACCAAAGGATTGATAGTCTCTGGCGATTTCTTTTCTATCAAAATAAAACGATCTCTTCCATTTACAGATGGAGGCAGCACAATGTCAGCAGACAGCATTTCATTCTGCGTAATTGGACTTGTCTCAGTCGGTTGTTGGTTGTCTGGATTTTCTGACATAAATTATTATATTTTTAAGATGCTGTTATTGCAAATTTTCTTGCATTATCCGCTATTCCACTTGCCGTTAATTTTACAAACGGACTATTTGGTGATGTAGCCCAAACAGCTAAATAATGATCATCCGCTACTGCTAACTTACTGGTAATCTCAGACGGTATTTGAAAAGAAAATGTTCCTACGTCACTGCCTTCGGTAATAATTTCACTCGCTAACGCTTCCCAAATATAAGTTTGATAAGTGGACGAAGCGCGTTTGAAATCAATCTCCGCGATTACTTTAACAGCGGCTTTCTGAGAAATAGTTGTATATCCACTGTATATAAAATAACTAGCTCTTCCTGAAATAGTTATAGAACTTCCTTTAACAAAAGAGTTTGAAGTTAATGCGTTAAATGTTTTATGAGAAGCTCCATCTCCAACTACAGAGTTTGTGTATAGAATAGTGCTTGGAGCCGTTGGAACATAGTTGCTTACCGCTTTATCATTTAAGTCGTATATAGTAGATAATACAGCCGAATAATTTCTTGGGCTAATTCCTAATGCTATAACTTCTGCTTGTGTTTTTTGAATAGACATATTATGGTTCTCCTACCTGAATCTCCCATTGGTTATAAACATAGCTGTTCCAATAGTCTCTTGTACTGGAGTTAGACAGCGCGCCGCCTGATGGTCCATTTCCATCGTTTCCAGACATAATTCCAACACCGATATTTGCATTAATAGTTCCTCCAACTCCCATGCTAGAGCCATCTCCAATCATTAATCCATACGGAGAATTGACGTAACCATTAATCAATATGTTTCTATTGCCAAGAATAAGTCCGCCATCTAATCCATATTTAATATTTATCTCTAAATTAGTAGCTTTGTTTGTTCCTAGACCTCCTTTTGAATCGTTTCCTTCGCTAACTGTATCAAATAGCTGCTCTATTAATAAGCTAATTTTTAATTTTTTAACATCTTTGTTTTTAATTTTATGAATATACACAAAAGGATCTTGGTTTTCACTAGGCCAGCCATCGCTGCTTTTTGCCCAATTTACGAAGTTACCGCCGGGTCTTTCGTTCAAGGCTTTTTCTGTCGCTGTGTCTGTATTGGTGATTGGGCCTAGCAACTTAAAATTAGCTGGGCGAGCTATATATACTTTTTTAAAATTATTTAAAGCTTTTTGGTTTTCTGTTCCAAGATTGATTTCCATCATTACGTTTCTGTAGTTATACTCTCCTTTGTAATTCATAACAGGAGTGTCGTTCAGGTAAATTCCTTTTAACATGTCTAAACCATATATTTTTTTGCCGAATTGATCAACTAGTCCGTAGATTGGGCCTTCGCAAAGCAAATCAACGCACTCAAATATAGATATTGATTTTAAAAGACCGTTTTGTTCGCGAGGCGGTATTAGTTTTGGAGTAGCGGCGTCAGTTCCAGAACCAAATGCTCCTTTGAAAAATCTATATGGATTAAGTATTTTCATGTGTTATTCGCCTACTAATCTAGAATCACTAACGGAAGAGAATAATGATTTTTGAGCGTTGGAGTTTGAGAACTTTACATCTATTTTGACTGGAGAAGAATAAAGGGTATTAGATGTTCCGATTTTGGCAACGCATTGCCATTTTGCTTTATATATTGATAAACCAGATTTTGCAGATGTAGATAAATCAGAACTTGGTCTTTCTACTGTGAATCTAACTAATCGGTTAAATTCGGCAGAAGAGTATTGAGAGTAACTAAACAAATCTTCAAATACATATCCTCCAGAACCACTTATTGCAGTGTTGTTTCTGTAAAAAACACTTCCTACTGCTGGAGAACTTGCTCCGATAGAACTCCAGTTAACGCTTCCTAATGTAACGATTTTATATTTTTTACCAGCTACCATAGAAGAAGCTGCAATTAAAGCTCTCTTATTTGAGAATTTGACATTTTTCTTTTGAGACAAGTCATTATAAGATCTGTGTTTTAAAACAGAAGACGGCAATACTTCGTATTGCGAGTACGACTCTCCATCAAGTTTTGATCTATAATAAATACTTAATCCGTCAGAACCAATTCCATCTTGAAATCTAGCATTTAAACGATGAAAACCTGCGGTCAACATTATTTCAGTTGTTGTTGACGGTATATCCGCGAGTGCTGGAGGTGGAGCATTATTTAAAGCAAATCCATGCGAATCGTAATACGAGCTTGCCAACTGTCCGTCTATATGAAGATCGCCAGCATCGTCAGAATCTATCTTAAAGTTAAATTTTCTTAAAGGATAAACTTTTCCATTGCTTGCTGTTAAAGCTGGTGTTCCGTTTTTGACGAAAGTCATTCCAAGCTCAGGCATAATGGGAGCACTGCCTGATCCAGTTAAACCAATCGTTGCCCATTGACCTGTTGAGCCTATTTTCGTTATTTCGTAAGCTACTCCTGATTGTGCATCGACAATATCAATAACTTTTCCTTGGTCCATTTCTACATATAAATAACCATAAAACTCCATCATATAATTATCTATCGAGTTTCTGTCTCCGTCAGAGTTGATTATTGTTTGTAGGTTCGTTTGATTAACGTCGCCAACGTAAATGCCTTGTTGAGAAAACGCTGGAAAACTATCAGTTAAAGAATTGAATCCTGTTTCAGTTAGAGGAGATGTCACTAAACTCCATCCTGTAGGATCTAAAGATGGAATGACTCCAGTGTTTATTTTTAAAGCTTTGTATATATATTGATGAGATGGGTTTTGTATTTCTGACCAAAATCCAGTAATTACCGTTGATCCGCTTAAAGGAGCTATCTGTTCTGTAGCTACAGCGTAAGAGCCTGTAGATGTTGCGTATGTTTCTGAGCCACTTGCACCAGAAATAGAAAATGTAAAATCAGTTTGTCCTGTTCCTGTTCCAGTGACAGATATAAGATGTGTGCCATCAGCATAAGAACTATTAATTCCGGTTCCAATTAAATTGAATACATTAACATTTATATTGTTCAAGAATCCATGAGAGTTTTGAGTTGTTACTGTTACTACACTTCCAACTCTAGACGCTCCGCTAATTGTAGCTTCGCCCATCGAATCTCTAGCGGCAGAGAAATAACGGTCTTGATAATTTGTTAATTCTTTTTTCTTGAATAGGTAATCTTTGTCCCAATTTCCAATGGACAAATCATTGAATTCAGTTGGACCCCATTTTACTAACGACCCACTTTCGTAAACAATAAAATAATTTGGTTGGGTATTTAAATCGCCAGTTCCTAAATTTGTTTTTAATCTAAAAGACAAAGGATCATAAGAACGATATACTAATCCATCATTAAAAGCATACGCAGTTTCCATCTTAATAGCACCGGGCGTAGTTGCTGAAATCTCTTTCCATTCATAACTAATATCTGGATTATATGTATCTAAATTTGGATTTGACACTACTTCTCCATTAGTTTTGACTATAACTTCAACAGGATCGCTAGCAACTTTACCTACGCTAGTAGTTAAGATGTTAATATAAGAATTAACCAAATTGATAGAAGAGAAAATTTGGCTATCGCCTAATTCTGTAGCTTGGTTTGTAGAGAATCCATCTACATTTAACCCATAAGCAGAAGGATTTGGTGCAGCTTCGTCGTTTGCTATGATCTCAGTATAATCGCTTACAGGCATATCAGCAGGAGTCATTAACTTTTTAATGTCTGTTGCTAATGGATAATGATTAGCTGTTGCGCTTATTTGTGAAGATTGAATGAGCAATCTGCCGTATCCGACTGGAACAGCTTGGCCTTGAGACACATTGCCCGGTTTACTTCCAAAAAGATAAGATTTGCCGCCAGCAGATACTTCTTGATTAAAGTCTGGTTTTGGAGGCGGATAAAGAAGCGTCATGACTCCTTGAATAGCTAAAGAAGCAGCGGTTGCATACATAGCGCTTGTTATAGCGGTTACCGTTTTTGCACTAAGAGCAAAAGCCTTGCCAAGCGCCGCACCAGCTGGACCAGCAACTATAGTCAAAGCAATAGCCGCCGCAATCATTAAAAATGCTCCTCCATTTTTTCCAGCTCCCCATACAATAGGAACAATATGTATTTCTTTTGGTACTCTTTGAATATCTAATTCTTTTGGGTCTTGCACTACTTCATCATCAATAATAATTCTATAAAAAACTCCTTTACCCATTAATTTTTTAATGGTAGCAATAAAACCTTTTCTATTAGAATTGATTGCACGAAAAGTATCTTTGGCCGATTCAATGTTCAGCTTAAAATGCTCACCATAAAGGTTTCTCAATTCTCCGTGCAGATAGATATTAGTCATACATCTCCTTTAATACTTTGACATATTCTTTGCTAACATGAGGAATCTTTGGCGTTAAAAGATTAAACTTTTCTGTTTGCTTGCTATAAATTAAATAAGGCACGCAAGAATTTTCGCAGTTAAATTTATCAAATTTAGATTCTTCTTCTCCAGAGTTTGGATGGGTATGGTAGATAGCCATTAACTTTCCGCTTCTGATTTTCTTAACCACCTCTAAAGGATGAATCTCAAACAAATTGTTTTCGTAGATAGCGATATTTTTTGCTGGCTCAGTTACTATTTTACCATCTTCCATGCAGATGAATCCGCAGACTTCAAGATCAGATGTAGATGCGTGATCAATTATAGATTTCATATTATTGTCCGTTAATGCTATACTCTTCTGTACCGGGGAATCCCCCGAAAGGCAAACTTCCTTCGCTGCCAAATCTCATTCTGCATCCAGTAATACTTTTAGAGCACTGATCAGCAACCCAATATTCTTTATTAAATAATGGATCTTTTGCTGGTGCTGATGTATGATTCTTTAGGCAGACGTAAACTTTCATTAGAGGCTCCCAATTTGGAACAGCGTTAATATCACTCTTTGAAACTTTGATGTTGCTCGTTTCCCTATAAACGAAATCGCCTACTTTATAATTATTGCCATTGTTCTTCCATTTTAATTCGTTTTTAGCTGATAGCAAAGTAGCTCTATCGCTTCCTACGGATTTGCTTAATGAAGCGTCAAATGTAAATTTTTGCCCTGAAGAAAGTTTTCCAGAATCAGTAGCGTCGTAGTAATAACGAGTAGCAGGAACCTTTGTCCAAGTTGCCGTTCCTAAGTTAGTTCCAGTTTGGTAATACAAATCCAAACCAGCAGCACTTAAATAATTATAATGTTTAATCAGTATATTGTGATAACCTACTCCTAGGTTTGGGCTAGAAACCACAACGTTAAATACGCTAGGCAAGTTTTCTCCTCTCATTGGTCCTGTTCCATATTTATAAGAGACCTTTACTCCATCAATATAAACTTCTGCTGTATCATTAACATCTACTCCAAAAGAATAAGTTCCATTTTCTCCACGATCAACTTTAAAAAACCCATAAAATTCAGTAAAGCATTTTTCAGTAGCGGTTCCTATCACAACGTCAGACAAAACTTCTTCTGAAGAATTAACGTAAACAGAATTACGCAAATCTGTTACAAAAAAATCTGGATAATCTTCAAGAACGTCAACAGAAGGATCACCAGCTAAAGGAGGTAATACGATATTAGTGTATTTTCTTTTAAGAATACCTGATCTTAGATCTACTGTTACCGATAGCCTTTGGTCGTATTCGTTAGCTACTGGTGCGCCCATGTAGCGACAACCATTACCTCTATAATGAAAAGAGCAATAACGAGCCATAACGATACGTTTCGGAAATGTAACGTTTTCCAGTTCAAGTGGAGAGCTAAGTTCAAATTCAACAGTAGCTCTATTTTCACTCGATTTTCTTAAAATAAAGAATACTTGATCTTCTAGGCCAGCATTAGCGTCGGCGGTTCCATAAGGATTACGCTGTTCAGAAAAGTTGCTGTTATCCAAAAACTTAAGGAATACTCTTTTTCTAACTATCTTGGCACCAGCAAGATTGTTGTATCTTCTAATCAAGTTGGACATAAAGAAGTCCTGATTAGAGACCATTAGCTTTGGTCTAGGTAAAGTTCCATCTCCTTTGCTCTCAAAACCTGAACTTTGAATAGGAAATGGTACGTATTCTTCTCCCTGCCAATAGATTGAACCATTTATTCCATTAGTGCCGCCATGAATGTAAAGCTTCTCATCTGGCATGTTAACGTAATCGTAATAAATCACGAAGAATTCCAGCAACGCTGTTGGCTCCAGCGAAAATAACTCCGAATTAGCTTTATGATTAGATTCCCTTGACATTTCCTTTTCCCTTTAGATTATATTACACCCATGAGTCAGAAAAACCATATAAAAATAGACGCATTTACCGTAATGCCAATGCGTTTGTCTGATTTGCCTGACGTTTTAAGGTTAGCTGTAAAAGCCCAAGCTTCATTTGGGATAACCTCAATCGCTTCTCCTTCGTTATTCTTTAAGGAAATATCATTAAACCTGCAAAATAACTTTAGAACATCTTGCGTATTCAAAGACGACAAAGGGAAAATCTTTGGCGCATTAGTGTTTCGAGAAACCACCAGTATCTCCGCAGAGTTTACTTATATGTTCTCTGACCCCAAAGTTATTCATCAAACTGAACAGATCAAGAAAGCTTTCAGTAATTACTTGGGAACATCCAAATATAGCGAAATTACCGTTCATGTATTCAAAAAGCGCAAAAGATTCGACTCTTATTTAAAATTAATTAAATCTTATGGTTTCGAGGAAGTTAACCAAGAAAGTGAGTTGTTTTTGAAACTTATTTATAGAAAAAGTTAAACTCAATACAATAATTATATGATTATGAACAAAATTAAATTATTCATCGTTTCGTTAACTCTAGCTCTTTTGGCTACCAATGCTCACGCTGGTATCCCATTTTATCTGGAATCCAAGAACAACACCACCGCAATCGACTGGAATACTCAAACATATTCCCATGAAGCTCGCGTTGGCGTAGCTTATCCTTGGGTTTATGCCGAAGTTGGCAAGGGTCGCCAATACGTCAACTCCTTTAATAAGGGCGAAAATATGGAGACTTTTGAACTTGGTTCAAAGATTTCAATTAAGAAAGTTGATGTTAAGCTCAAGTTTGAAGGCAGTCACGGAAAGCGGTTAAATTCTAAATTGCCGCAAAAATTCCTTGACACGGGCGGCGAAGTTCGCATTAGATATAACTTCTAATGAAGTTTGAGCGTCTCGTAAACCTAGCAAAAAATCTAATTATCTATGACGACACTGGAATCCGGTGTCGTCATTTTGCTTTTATACTGCACAAGAATCGCGTCGTTTCTATTGGGAGAAACTCAAAAAAGTCTCATCCGATAAACAGAAAGTACGGTTACTTTGAAGGAAGCGGCATTCATGCCGAAGCGTGCGCCGTCATTAAATCTGGCAAAGTTGATCACTCGAAAAATATTTTAGTTACATTTCGTATTGACAGAAACGAAAAAGTAGCTATGGGTAAACCTTGCAAGCACTGCCAAAAGCTTTTGGGCGATGTAATTTTCAAAGAAATTTACTACTCAAACGAAGAAGGCGAATTCATAAAATTTAATGAAAATCTTAATCATAGAAAGTACAAGCAAGAGAAAGCCGCTGTCAAGTGAGTTTGATGATACATCAATCGTTCATTGTCGTAACAGCTTGATTCTGGCCGAGGCACTCGGCGCAGACTTATTGGATGGCGAATACAAATTGCCACAAATCTTAGCCAACCAGTACGACGTAATCATTTGCGCGTATGCGTCACCGTATATGCCTCATGTTCCTTACCGCGAGATTCTGACGAAGAATCTAAACGCAAGGTATGTTTGGCTTGTTAACGACCACGACATTGAAGATAACCAACTTCTTCGTTATGGCGTAATCAATCATGGATTAAAGTACGACATGATCTGCAACAATCCTCGTAGCGGCTATCGCCACTGGATTCTCAACAAGAACATCGCGGGCAAAAAGCTGAACGACTTTATCATCGAGTGGCTTACTGTGAATCTCAATTCTTTGATTATGGATACGCGCAATCCTACGAATCCTGCCGACAAGGACGGCATCGTTTATTACGGCACTTACCGCAAGCATCGCCAAGTTTCTTTCGAGAAGTTCTTAACAGAAGGCGTTTCTCTTTCTTGCTCGCCAAAGAACGTCAAGAAATTCCAAGCGATCAACTGCAAATGCACTTATGTTGATAAACTGTCTTGGAAGAAAAACGAAGAGGATTTACGCAAATACAAATATTCGATTTACATTGAAGACTTGCACACTCACACAAACTACGCTTTCTTGGCAAATCGTTTCTATGAATCTTTAATGAGTGATGTTGTTATGTTGTTTGATGCTAAATGCGAAAATACTATTAAGAGTTGCGGCTATAACTTATCTCCTAATATCATTATTGATGAAAATAAGCTCTCAAAAGGCTTGACAAATTATGTTTCATCATTGAACTACGAGGAAGAACTTAAACATCAGCGACAGTTTGTACAACAAGCTTTCCTTGAAAAAACCACAGCAATTCAAAAAATTAAAGATTTCTTAAAATGAAATACGAAGTTACATTCGCCCTCACAGAAAAGTCGCGCAAGCATCTTAACATTCAAGAACTTACGCCCTATAAAGCCTCGATCATTTCTACGAATGATCTCGATGACACGAAACTAATGCTTCTTATCACCTTGTCCGAAGAAGGTCTTCCAATCGAAACTCCAAGAAGATTTGAAATGGAAGTAAAGAATATCGGGTTTGGCCTTGAGAAATTAAGAGTTCTCGGCTGGCTTGCGACAAGTGATTATGTTTGCGACTGCATGATTACTCTTCACTCTTTTCAACAATCTGAAACTGGATGGAAAAGCTAATGTCTAAATATCTCGTTAAAAAAACTCACTCTTTGCTCTGTTTCAATTATAGAGAAAATACTCAAACTATTCTTCCTGTTTTTTCAGGAGACATTTTAAATATCTCCTCAAAATCTAAAGATCTTTTTGATCAAAAGATAGAGTACTGGGACTTCACAAAAGATTGGTCCGCCAAGATTGACGCTGAAACACTATCTGTTTTGGAGGAAATAAAATGATGACTTATCAAGAACAAGAGAAGCTTTTGTTTGTTGAGTTTTCCAAAGTAAAGGAAGACTTTGAAAGCGTATTAAAAAAGAAAATTAACCGCAAGAATTATAAAGATGCTATTATAGACTTAACCAAAATCGCCATTAACCCTGATTTTGATTCTAAAGTCCCAGAAGATGTTAGAAGCAGAGTTTCGGAATTCTTTTCTATTTGTCAGCCTTATCTTGGAGAAGTTGTTTGGTCAAAACTAACTACTAAAAACATTAAGATTAGCATTAATTACGAAGAAGCTTCAATGGTTCAGTGGAACATTCCAGTAGAAATGTTTTTCGCTAATCAGCAGCAATTTGAAACTTCTCTTGGAATGTTGATGAACAGTTTCAAAGACTGTTTTCTTGGTCTTTTTCTCTCTCCTGAACTGCGAGAAGCGGTTATGAAAGGTGACGAACTAGCAATCAAAGCTCTTTACTCTTCTTGTTCCAGACCTTCTATGGGATCGACGGCGGTTAATCTTAGGTTATTTAAAGAATGTTTTCCTGATTTCTATGAGCATATCACTACCAAGTTAGATGTTATGAAGGTAGAAGAAATGAACGAGTTTATTAAAAATAAAAACAAAGAGTCTAAAGCTCCGACGAAAAAGCGTAAAGATAAGTAATGCCATACTTAAACGCCAATATTCCTGTATTTCATGCTTATTTAAGCAGTGATTTTCTTTATAATCATACCAAAGCTGAAAAAGAATATATTTCGTGTGAAGTTTTTGGAGTTACCTCGTTAACTCGCCGCTGTCTTACATTTCAAGTAATGACAGAGTATGGCTCTAGACATGATAGAGTTCCTATTCAATATCTGACGATAGAGCCTCAACACTCTAGCTATCCTTTAGATTGGCTGCAACTTTGGGATTGCTACTCAAATGTCTTGTCTGTAACAAGATACGAGTATCATAAGAACGCCGCTGTTGAAGTTCAGCTCAAGAATCACGAATGGATTAAGGGCAAATACTTATTCACGATAGACTGGCATGACAATCCTGATTGTGCGCTAGGCTACTCTGAAATGGCTGGCGGGCATAAATGCGGCCATCTAATTTGGGGAATTAGCGACAAAGACGGCAATCCTTGTAACCAACTGTTCTTTCAGCCAAATAACAGAGTTGTTTGGAAAGATGGCGGCGCTTTTATAGCAAAAAAAATAGAGAAGCCAGATTGGAAAGTCTTTGATAAAGAGTTCACTTGCGAAGGTAAAGGCAAGTGGGTCGCTTTAGATAACGACGATTACTTCTATCAATTTAAAGAATCCGATAAAAAAGTGTAATCTTATGATAAGTGAAGGTATCATTTTTTCTAATTTTATTTATTTTTATTTCCAGCTTGCGTGGAAGCGAGATGGTTCATGCCTTCAAGTCTCCGTTTTTCAACGGAGCTAACTTCTCTGGGCACGCTCTTACAGTAGAGAATTTAGCCCGCACTCGCAAACAAGCTGTTAAGGATAACTTAAAAGCTGAACTTGAACAACAGAAGATTCAAGCTACAAATACTCCGCTTAACACTTTTATAAATAACTTACAAGCAAGAATTTACTCTCAGCTTGCTTCTCAAGTTACAGATCAGATTTTTAATTCAAACGGCGAAACGTTTGGCATTATCAACTTACAAGGTGGCGCAACAGTCACTTGGCAGAAGAATGGCGATTTAGTGACGCTTTATATTAACGACCCAGCAACAGGTAGTTCGACACAAATTCAACTTCCTGTTGGAGTCCTAAAACCAGGAGGCGGTTAAAAGTGAAATGGTTAACGCCATTTTTAATCTTTTTCTTAGCTGGTTGCTCATCTTTCCCACAAAAACCAGCTATATTAGAAAAGCCGAAGTTGCAAGCTCCACCTTTAGAGCAGCAGCTAAAGAACTTGCCGCCGCCTGAAAGCCCAAGAATCAGTATTGCGGTCTATTCTTTCATTGATAAGACTGGACAGCGCAAAACAGTAGATGCCTACGCCACTTTTTCGTCCGCCGTTACTCAAGGCGCAGAGAGCTGGCTCATAGACGCTTTAAGAGTAGCTGGAAACGGCAAATGGTTTCAAGTGTTAGAGCGCACCAGTTTGGATAATATCATTAGAGAGCGTCAGCTAATCAACCAAACAAGAGAAACCTTTCAAGGCAGAGACGCTGAAAAGCTCGCTCCTATGCTTTTTGCGGGCATTATTGCCGAAGGTGGCATCATTGGATATGATAGCAACATAATTTCTGGTGGTGCTGGCGCAAGCGTTCTTGGCATATCTGCAAGTTCGCAGTACCGCAAAGACGTAGTTACAGTGTCGCTTCGTTTCGTTAGCGTACAAACAGGCGAGATATTACTTAGCGTAGCTGTAACTAAAACAATTTCTAGTGTCGCGGTTTCAGGCAATCTATTCAAGTTCTACGAACACGGCGTAACCCCTGTGGAAGCTGAACTTGGATTAACTGCCAACGAACCAAATACAATAGCTGTTAGAAGTGCTATTGAGCAAGCAGTGATAGAGATAGTAGATCAAGGAGAGAAATCGGGATTCTGGAAATACAAACCCCCACAAAAACAATGAAAACTAAACTCTTAGCTTTATATGTATTTTTATCGGCCCTTTGCTTTGGGCAGAATCAAATCTACATCAACCAAATCACCACTACTGGTACAACAACTATTGTTCAAACTGGTAGCGTTAATAAAATTGGTTCGTCTGGCACGCCCAGCGAAATAACATCCGACAACCTCACTTTCGAGATGAGACAAGTTGGAGACAATAACGATGCTAACTTCTCCATGATCGGCAACAACTTAACTCTTAAATCTATTACTACTGGTAATAGCAATAACCTAAAGATGTTCACAACTGGAGCAAATAATGATATTGATCTTACCTTCACTGGCAACTCAAATTCGTTTGTGCTTAATAAAGACGCTATCGCTAATAGCACAGATAAAGCTACTACTGTTAATGGTGATGTTAAATTCGTCGTTACTGGTAATAGCAACGTAATGAAAGTTGGAATTGATGATGGTAAATTTAATAATTTAGATTACAACATCACTGGCTCCAGCAATACATTAACGACAACTCAAGCTGGCAATCCCGGTGGAAATGCGGCTGGCAGCGGTCATAGTCAAATCGTAACTGTTTTAGGAAGCTCAAACACAATGAACTTCCAGCAAGCAGGTTTAGAAAAACAAACCTTGACCTACAATTTGACTGGCAGCTTCAATACAGTTTCTATTCAACAAAGCACAACTGCTGCTGGTTTAACTCCTTTCCCGTAACTTGAGAATTGCCGTTATATTTTTATTAACGGCTTTATCTCTTTTCGGTTCATCTGGTAAAATAATAGAGGCTACTGGGCCAACTCAAATTACCAGAGATAAGGATAAGATCGAGGGTAAAGCTAACGTTGGAATTGAGATGTTCGATACAATCGAAACACTTCGATCTCGCGTTGACATTTCCTTCGTGGACGACACAAGAGTTCAAATCACAGAGTTCTCTAAGTTAAAAATTGACGAGTTCGTTTATGATCCTTCTAGTGGCAAAGGCTCCTTGTCAATTAAAGCTGCATCAGGAACTATTAGATATACTTCTGGATTAATAGCAAAGAATAGCAGAGAAAATATAAAAATCACAACTCCAACTGCTGTTGTATCAGTTAGAGGAACTGATTTTTCAATGAGCGTAGGAGAAGACGGTAAAAGTTTAATTGTTCTTTTGCCGTCTCTTCCGTCTCTAACTGGCGCTCCACCAGTTGTAGGCTCAATTGAAGTTACCAACTCTAGTGGCACAGTTGTATTGAATCAGGCTTACCAAGCAACGTTCATTTCTTCTGTTTTCTCTAATCCAACAACACCAGTTATTCTGGATTTGAATGATGAGTCTAAGATTAATAATAATCTTCTGGTAGAGAGTAACAAATCTATTACCAAGAACAGCAAAGAAACAAAAAAGGTTTCATCTGAAAAAGATAAAGTTGAAGATAAAAAAGACGAGAAATCAGATAAGAAAACTGGCGACACTAAAACTCAAGTGGCGCAACAAACTGCTGCTGAATCAGTAGCAGAGGCGGCAACAGCCACAGCAGACGCGCCGCCTCCTGTTAAACAAGAAACAGAAGTTGCTCAAATAAAACTAGATACTAAAGTAGAAGTTCCAACAATCGAAGCTCCAAAAGTTGAAGCTCCCGCAACTGTTGCAAATATCGCAACAGTTCAAGAAGTTCTTAAAGTTGAAGCTCCTTCAATTGCGAGTCAAATTAAGCCAAATAATATAATATCAGGAACAACTACGATCAACAACGGATTCACCACTGACGGAAAGTATGCTTCGCTATCTCTATCTACTGATAAAGGTGTAATCAAATTCACCACCAAATACGACGCGAACTCTACCGTTACTGTTAATGGTCAAGCTTACGTTTTAAACTACGGTGAAAAAAGTAAAGTTTTCATTACTCAGAGATGAAGAAATATAAAATCTATACAGCAATCGTATCACTGTTAGTTTTAACTTGTCTAGTAACTCTAAGAGTTCAAGACCCATTTTTCGTTGAGACTGCGAGATTAAAAGCTTTAGATTACTATCAGATCACTCAAGAGAAAGTCCAAAGTGAAAGCGTTGTTGTAGTAGAGATAGATGAGAAGACTCTTGAGAAACATGGCCAATGGCCTTTCCCAAGACAAATCTTAGCTGACGCAATAACAAAAGCGTTTGATAACGGAGCAGAAATTGTTGTTTTGCCAATCATCTTTGCTGAAAGCGACCGATTTAATGGAGACGCTGCGCTAAAGGAAACTCTTAGCAAGTATCCTGTAATCATTAGTCAATCTGCGGCAAATAAAGGAAAAGGTTCGCCTGTGCCAAGAGGCGTTGCGGTTGTTGGCAGTGGCATCAATGATTGGTTATTTGATTACTCTGCGGCGATTGGGCCGACAAAAGAACTTGGCGAAGCTGCTGCTGGCGTTGGTATGCTTTTAACTGCACCCGAAGTTGACGGCGTAGTAAGAAGATTGCCGCTGATCGTTCAAGTGGACAAAGAGTTTTACCCAACACTGCCATTAGAAATTTTGCGCGTAGCTTCAAACGACCCAAGTTACCAAGCAAAAGTTAATCAAGCTGGCGTATCTGCTGTTCGTATTCCTAAATTTAAAACAATTAAAACTGACGAGAATGGGCGAGTTTGGCTGAATTTCAAATACACTTTCGACTCCTTTTCTTTCACTAAGGAAGATTGGTCAGCAGTTAAAGGCAAGATCGTGATGATTGCGCCAACAGCAGAAGGTCTTTCCAACACTGTCGCAACATCAGTTAATATCAAGAATGGCTACGAAATACCGCTATTTGCCGCTCAGATGCTACTGGATGACTCAAGACTCGAAAGACCGTCTGAATTCAATTTCTACGAGGTTCTGTACGGCACTCTTGCTGCGTTGCTGGTTATAGTCGCGTTCATTTGGCTAAATTACTTAGTTTGCGCTGGATTATCCATCGCTTTGATGGTCGGGCCAGTCATTTACGGCGTCAAAGCTTTTGGCAATGGACTCCTTTTTGATTATAGCTGGATAGTCTTTGCCCTTTTCCTTTGCTTTTCTGTGTCTGCGTTCATGCGTTTCATCAACGAGTTCAAACAGAAGCAGCAAATCAGAAAGCAGTTTGAGCACTATCTTGCTCCTGCAATGGTCAAAAAGCTCCAAACTAATCCAGAACTCTTAAAACTTGGCGGCGAAACAAAAGACTTAACAATTCTTTTCTCTGATGTTCGCGGCTTCACTGCACTTAGCGAACACTTTAAAACTGATCCTCAAGGATTAACTTCTTTGATTAACCGTTACATGACTCCTATGCTTAAACTGGTTATGAGCAAAGACGGAACTGTTGACAAACTAATTGGAGATGCAGTTATGGCTTTCTGGAACGCGCCTGTTGACGTGCCGCGCCACAAAGAATTAGCTATCGAGTGCGCTGTTGAGATGTTTGTGAAGCTCGATGAGTTAAATAAACAGCTTGCATTGGAAAAATTACCGCAACTTTCCATTGGCGTTGGCGTCAATTCTGGCTCTGTCGTAGTTGGAAACATGGGTTCGGAAAATCGTTTCGACTACACTTGCCTTGGAGACGCCGTAAATCTTTCTTCTCGCTTAGAAGGTCAGAGCAAACCTTATCACGTTGGCATAGTTATTGGCGAGCAAACCGTAAAAGGCATTGAGAACTCGTTCAATTTCTTAGAGTTAGACAATATCGCGGTCAAAGGCAAAAAAGAAGGCGTCAAAATCTACACTGTGATCTCGAAAGATGAGGGGGCAAATAAGATTGTTTCTCACCACAAGAAGATGATGGAGTTCTACTACGCGATGAACTGGGACGAAGCAATGATCTATTTGATTAGACTCAAAGCAGAAAACCTAAAGATGATTCAGTACTACGAGATGTTAGAAGAGAGAATCTCTGAACTCAAAACTACCAACTTACCTAAAGATTGGGACGGCGTTTATCACGCAACTAGCAAGTAATCAAGCAATTGCGCCAGCTTCTTTGTGCATCTTGATGATCTTGTCAAGCACTTGGAGAGCTAAAGAGAAATTCATCGTGTCGATAGCTTGAATTAAAAGCTTTTTTAAATCGTAAAGCTCTTGTTGATCTATGCCGTGATGCTCGATTTTCTGAGGAGAAACCAAGCCGACAGGTGAGTTTCTAGCGTACATTGCAGCCGCATCTTTAAGATTTGGCCCAAATGAGATGGAATTGATAGGGGAAAGCTCCATTGTAATTTATTTTACACTTTTTTCAAAAAAAATCTTAGAAACGCTTGACAACCTCTCAAAAATCACTTCTCTCTAACTCGTAGATGAAATTCACACCCGAAAATATCACTTCTCTTGAGCCTCACCAAATCTTCGTGTTTGGCAGTAACTTTGCTGGAATTCATGGTGCAGGAGCCGCTGCTCTTGCTCGCAAGAAGTTTGGCGCGGTTTGGGGGAAAGGCGTTGGTCTTTATGGCCAATCTTACGCTTTGCCGACAAAAGATCACCAAATCATTACTCTTTCTCTTTCTGACATTGAGTACCAAATTGACCTATTCTTGGATACTGCTAAAGTCTTTCCTCAGCTCGACTTTTTAGTAACTAAAATTGGCTGCGGCCTTGCTGGATACAGCGTTGAAGATATTGCGGCTTTATTTAAAGGAAAAGAAATTCCTTCTAACGTTATTTTGCCAGAGTCCTTTCACAAATTCGCTTTTCAACAATGAACACTTTCTTTACAAGTGACACTCATTTTGGTCACGCCAACATCATTAAGTACTGCAAGCGTCCGTTCTCTTCTGTAGAAGATATGGACAATGCTCTCATTCATAATTGGAATGCTATTGTTCGTCCAGAAGATACTGTGTACCATCTTGGTGATTTTGCCGTGGGTGGCGGTCCTGCTGCGCCTTATCTTCGCCGTTTAAATGGCACAATTCATTTCTGCTTAGGCAATCATGATAAACGTCTTACCAAGGCATATCTCGATATTGAATTAGAGCTTCAAAGCTATTTGAACAGCGGGGTTGAGTCTGGCATACCATATCTCCGAGAAGTAACCGTTGACAAACAAAAAATTATTCTTTGCCATTATGCCATGAAAGTATGGAATGGTAGCCATAAAGGTGACTGGCAACTTTATGGACACTCACATGGTACTCTTCCAGATGACCCTAATGCTCTCAGCTGTGATGTTGGCGTGGATTGCTGGCATTACTATCCAGTATCTATAGACCAGCTTCGGAACAAAATGAAGACTAAAACTTACAAGTCAGTTGACCATCACGGCCCAAGAACCACTTAACTTTGTTATTTATTATGGCGCAGTTCAGTATAAGATTATATTATGAAAATTAAAATCACTAAAAAACAACAAAAAGAGATCGCTAAAATTCAAAAGGTTATTGCCATTCATCAACTAGAGCAAGAGAAACTTGTGGATAAATTTATCGCTTCTATGAAGCTAGGAGATGAAGTTATCGACACAGGCACTTATGTCTCCAAGAAACAAGACGTTATTTGGGACTACATCTACAACAATTCACATTGGATGATTGAACTGGAATAATTTTATGAAAAAAAGAAATATATTTGATATCATTGTAGATGGTGAAGAAGTTGCTAGTCTTTTTATGGAGAATGGAAAAATAAAATTTAAAGGCAATACCGATGAAAGTGCAAAGATCTTTTTTGAACAAGTCATCAATTGCTACACTAATGACAGCGGAGACGCCGACTGGTGGAAAAAGTGCGATGAATAATAACTTTATGCAGCCCGACTTTATTGATTTTTTGCTTATTTTGTGGCTTTTAATGGGACCCGGCATATACATGGAAACACATATGTCTGTAAATCGTACACCTCAAAGAATTATCCTGTTTATTCTTTGCGGACCCGTCATGTGGTTTCTTGCATTGTTAAGATCAATATTTTCTCCAATCAATAACTGGATGACAAAAGAGTAATTTATGAAAGCAATACTAGAATTTAACTTACCCGATGATAACTATGAGCATATGCGAGCAATTCATTGCAATCAAGCATGGCACTCATTGTATGAAATTGATTCAATATGCCGCAATCTATTGAAGTATGGCGGCGATACCTATAAAACGGCAGAACAACTTGCTCAAGCTATCCGCACAGAAGCAGGAAATGCTCTTCATCAAATGGAAGACTAATTCTCGACATTTATAAAAACTCTGCCATTGTTTTAATTATGAAAACTTACAAAGTAGATGTTTATGATAACGGCTCCAAGTATTGGTATCTCAACGACAAGCAGCACCGCGAAGACGGTCCGGCAGTTGAGCGTGCTGATGGCACTAAGTATTGGTATCTCAACGACAAGTGCCACCGCGAAGATGGTCCAGCATTTGAGGGTGCCGATGGCAGCAAGGAGTGGTGCCTCAACGACGAAGTGCATCGCGAAGATGGTCCAGCAGTTGAGTATGCTGATGGCAGCAAGGCTTGGTATCTCAACGGCAAGCTGCACCGCAAAGATGGTCCGGCAGTTGAGTATGCTGATGGCAGCAAGAGTTGGTATCTCAACGACGAAGAACTATCCGAAGCAGAGTTCAACGCTCGCACCAAGCCAACAGCATCCTGTGAGGGCAAGGTGGTTGAGATTGATGGCGTCAAATACAAGCTGACTAAGGCTTGATATCTATAAAAACTCATTCATATTCTAACTATGAAAACTTACAAAGTAAATGTTTATGATAACGGCACCAAGGAGTGGTATCTCAACGGCGAGCTACACCGCGAAGATGGTCCAGCAATTGAGGATGCCAATGGCAGCAAGTTTTGGTTTATCAACGGCAAACTGCACCGCGAAGATGGTCCAGCAATTGAGGATGCTAATGGCAGCAAGTTTTGGTATCTCAACGGCAAACTGCACCGCGAAGATGGTC